TAGTTTTGAGTGTTTTGAAAATTTGCAGGTAAGTTTCTGACATTAATAGCTACCTAACCAATTAATGACATTTGATATATATCTAGATTTTAATGGGGCTGCCATTGGCCATCTTAATAAGTAAAGTTAAATAACTAAGCCTTAGAATTTAGTAGCAATTATATTAATTTTCCATATATCTAACATTATAATATAAAGATCACACTAAAAGTTTATTTCTGTATTCAATTGTTCGTTCCTGAATTTGGCTAATACAGATCGCCTACTATCAGGGTTAAAAGTGATTCCAGTACCACGAGTGATATTCAGACCACAAGCTACCATTTTAGGTCGCCAGTAATCGTCTACATCACGATCGTGGAGGGCAAGTTCGGTAAGACAATATGTCGATAAAGTATCAACACATATCTGTAATGCAGATGCATTACCCGCACGAACCCAATTCGGTGCATCAAGGAGCACATTGATATCTATAGGGGAAACCCATAGCTGAATACTCTCTTCAAAGCGAAATTTGCGTTTGAGAAAAGAGACATCAGCTAGTTTTCGAGCCTTTACAATGTCACCTGTTTTTGCTTCGTCGGTCATGTCCATATCTAAATTAGTTTTAAGTACTTGTGTAAGAGTTTCCTGATTATACAAGTCTATAACAGAATGTCGTATATTCATAATGAAGTCATCTCCATAAAAAATAGACGATGTGTGCTCAAAAAACGCACTCATCGTTGCTAAATTTTCATAGAGCGGTTCATCTTGCATAATTGATAACCAAGAGTCAGCTAAGACACAGTGATTTACCATACTATTAAGTATAGCCGTCGCAGGGCAACCAGAAGGTATACCATTGCGAACGAAATAAACCAGTGCGCCTTTCGCTTCCTCATGATTAGCAATATGTAAATGATTAAAACATTCCATTCCTAATTTATATATAAAGTCGTAAAATTGTTCTTTAGTTAAATTTCGACCACATACCACATTACGATTTGCTTTGACAATGTTTTCCCAGTTAGCAAGTAACCAGTCACACATGATCTTCACGGCAACTTCAACGTATTGCACAGGTAGAGTTCCATCAAAATTGGAATAATCTCCTGCGATTACGTTG